ACCTTTTAGAAAACTATTCCAAGCTTCATTTATTTGAATTTTATTACTTACACCCGCAAGCTTCTGCATGCGTTGAAATTCTTCGGATAGGATTTGTTTTTTTATATTATTCATTTTAATTTCTTTCATTATTTGAACATTTGGAGCATCACTTGACCAATTTTTAGCATCATCGGTTTGAGGCATAATTTCTCTATTAGGAGCATCAAATTTTCTTTTTTTTTTAATTTGTTGTTGCATTTGTTCAACATTTTTCCAAACATACTCAGCAACACTATTTGCATCATTTGCTTTACCTGCTTTTTTAAATTCTTCTAATACTTCAGGTTTAACTGTTTTTACAACATATGCTATTAATTGATCTTTACCAATTTTAAGTAAATTCGGCCCTTCAACTTTACCAGAAGGTACTCTACCAATATCTCCAGCAATACCCAGTTGAGTTGCTTTTAATCCAGATATTGGATCTGTAATATTAGTAATATCCAAAGCCGTAATACTAGCTTCAGGATTTATACAGTATAATTGAGACCACCTATGATGACCATCAATAATAAATTTACCTCTACCCCCAGTAATAATTTTTCTTCCATCAATACTAATGGCTCCCCCCTTTAAATAAACAGCTGCATCTTGAGCCTTAGTTAATGGATATATTAATGATTGGTCAATATCAATTGCATTTTGTGTTGGTATTAAATCCGTTACTTTAGGAGATATATCTGTAGTTTTAATAGGGTTTTTACCAGCAATAGATTTGATTGCTTGTCTAAATTTAGGATCATTAATATTATCACCTAGTTTTTCTACAAATGTAGGATAATCTGCTTTTAAAATATCTTTTAATTCATCCTCTGTTTCAGAATTAGTATTAGCTGATTTTTGATTATTATCTAAATTTTGTTCTTCGGAATTTTGTTCTTCGGCTTCAGTAATTAAACCTGCAAGCTTCTGCATGCGTTTAAATTCTTCGGATAAGATTTGTTTTTTCATATTGTTCTTTTTATAGTGGTTTTAAATTGTTCAAATTGTGGTTCCGCATTTGGGTTTTCCAAATCAAACAATTGTTTTACCATCATAAATATATGGAGATTTTATTAATTATTTCCCAAATACTTTATCAATTATTGCTCCCAAAATCCACCCTCCTATAGCACCGACAGCCATTCCAGCAAAAGGAACCCACCCTTCGGGATTAGTTAAAGTTTCCCCCCAAGCATTAACATATGTGTTTACAAATATTCCTAATTTTTGAGCTAAAAGTGGTGCTGCAGCTGCCCCCGAAAAAAGTCCTGCAAAAGCAGATACAGCCTTCGTAGTTACATCTTTATCTTCTTCTAATCTACCTGTTTCTTCGTTTAATTTATTTTGTGTTTCTTCAGCAAACTTAAGAGCTAATTTCCTGGATATATCTTCTACATTTTCATCTAAATAAAGAGGATTAATTCCTAATTTTTTTGATAAATCTAATAATGCTTGTTTTTTCTTAGGATCATTAGCTATATCTGCAGCAAAAGCATCAATTTTAGGATCATTTTCAATTTTATTTAAAAATTTTGAAGTAGAATTAACTACCTTTTCAGGGGTCATTGTTGGATTTTCTTCTGCTTCATCTACATATCTATTTTCAATAATAATACCTGCAAGCTTCTGCATGCGTTTAAATTCTTCGGATAAGATTTGTTTTTTCATATTGTTCTTTTTATAGTAGTTTTAAATTGTTCAAATTGTGGTTCTGCATTTGGGTTTTCCAAATCAAATAATTGTTTTACCATCATAAATATATGGAGATTTTCACTCTGCGATCTTTCTGATGTAACTATTTCCCATCCTTTTCCTTGCATTTTCTCTTTGTTAGCTTTGCGTTTTGATGATTTTAACCATAGTACTCCATAGTTTTCTATAGTTTTGCCAAAACATTCTTCGTAACATTTACCATAAACTGCGGTTTGTAGTTCGTAGATAATTTGCATGTGGTTTGATGTTTTAATATCTAATAACCATAATTTACCGTTTATTTCACAAATTAAATCGCATGTTCCTGCTACTTTAAGTTCATCTGAAAATAAGTGAACTTCAGTTTCTATAAGTTTAGGATTATATGTTTCCCAAAATTCTACAAATCGTAAAAACATTTGCCAAATTTCAGGAGCGTACATTGGATCTCCATCTTTGGATAGATAGTTAAGCTTTTCTCCATTTAAATATTTTTCTACTAAATTATGTACTTGAGTACCTTCTTCGGATGCTTTTTTAATTATATACTCTGAAGCATATCCTACTTGCTTAAGCCAATTTTCAAAATGTTTACCTTTTGGATAGTATTGCAATATATAAGTAATAGACGGGTAGTATTCTCCGTTGCGTCTGTAGTAGCGGGAATCGGGTAGTGTGATTTGTTTGTGGTCATCGGATATTTCTAGTATCCTGTCATATGAGTGTTTTATTATCATATTAGTTGGAGTTTTTTCTCTAAAAGATCAGAGAATGTTAAAGGATAAGTTTCCTGGACAAGATGGGTAAAATTTTTAAATCCCATGTCTGCAGGATCTTTATCTTGTAAATCTACAAGATATACTTCTTTTCCTTCTTTCATCAAGTTTTCGCAAAAGTTTAATGCTTGTTTTTGCGCATCTTTATCTAATGCTATATATATTTTTTCTACAGCTGATGTAACAAGTTTTTTCATTAAACTGGATTGTATTGTTTTTCCAAGCAATGGTATTGCATTTCGTTTAATTGCTAGAGCATCAAACGGGCCTTCACATAATACAACAGGTACATTCCAGTTTATAAATATTTCAAATGGTATTATATTACGAGATGTAGATGGATTTTTATATTTTATAGTGCTAGATTGGTCAAATGTTCTAGCAGTAAAATAATTTAAATTACCATTTGCATTATAGGATGGAATAATAATGTGATTAGCATATCTTCCTTTTTCACAATATCCCATATTGTATTTAACAATATCGTCTTTTGTAATACCTCTAGATTTGAGGTAAGCTAAAGCATGTCTTCCTATGATATCGTGTTGTGTGATATCAAGTAGTGATTTAAATTCTTTTGGTAACTCTACTTTTTCTTCTTGTTTGGGGACATTTATAGTAAAATATGTTTTAACTATGGATTTGAGTTCTACAAGTTTTTCTCCGGGTACACCTATAAGCTTAAACATTTGGTGTATTTTTTTACCTTTTTTATTGCAAACCCAACAATGCCAACTTTCATAATTTTTAGATTCTCCATCAAAATTTATTTCAAGTTTTGGTTTAGTGTGTTTACAAAAAGGGCAAGTATAGGCAGCGTTACCTCTAGCAGTAAGTTTTCCAGTACCAAGTACAGAGTTTACTAGTGCAATTAGAGTTTGATTTACCATAGCGGGGAATATATAAAATTCCTACTTGAAATCAAAGTCTTTCTTGTAAAATTTGCCTAAAACATTATCGTTGTACCATCCTTCAGGATTTTCTAATACCCCATGTTTAAACAAATACTTGCACTCGTAATATGTTAATAGTTTTTTACTATAAACTAACTCTAGTATTTCACGTTTAAATTCTTGCTGTTTACCTTCTTTCAACATTTCTAAAATAGGTTTAGCAGAGCCGTAATATGTTTTCCAATCACTTTCCTTTTGGATTGTTTGATGGGTTGGTTTGCGGCCGGCACCTTGATGTTCGGCTAATTCCTTGCGTGTTAACTTGCGTTTTACGTTGTGATACAGTACTTTCTTACCAATGTACGATATTCCGCTCGGTATATGAGTAGTTATGTATATAAACCCGTATACATTGGGAGGAAAATCGTCTAATGTTTCTATAACTTTATTATTGTATAACCACATTTATCTATCTATGTTTATTAATATTGTTATATCTGTTGTTATTGAGGTAGGAAGCGGTTGAGCAAGTTTACCTACAGCTAATAGATTTTGATCTTCATCATATAAACCTACTGTTGATATATATGGTGCAAAATATGAACCAGTTACATTATCAGTAGGAATGCCTCCGTTTGGCTGATAGAAATAACTTCCACTATATGAAAGTATAGAACCACTTACCTCAGCAGATGGATTTAAAGTAGCATTAAACTCATTTGATCTAATAGTACATTTATATTGTGTTTCGTATATTGTAAGTGAAGAGGAAAATGAACAAGTAACAGCAGATGAGGTTACAAAATTTAAAATATCCGATCCACTCGTTATAACTGCTATTCCGTGGTAATAAAAAATATTACCGCATATC